CGATTCATCGTAGTGTTTAGCCTTTTAGCAGGGATCGGAATTGTATTCCTGGCCCCTATTCTGGGGATTCAAACCAATGTACCTATTGAGATTACAGAGGGGGTTAAGTTCCTATTTATAGATACTACACATACTGTAACTGAGTACATTACTTTACAGGGGTTTGTAACCCCAGAGTGGCTACCTGTAGCTATTATGAATATTATAGGCTTTTACTTTGGGTCAGCCGCAATGAAGAGATAATAAATGTTAGAGATTAGCAGAGATGATATTAGTGCCGAAAGTATTCAAACTTTCGACAAAGCAGATAGGTTTATTAAATTACCTATAGATAGTTACATGGAGTTACTAGGGATTCAACCGATTAGGTCCCAGGTAGCCCTACTTAATGCAGTTAACAACCCTAAGTATAGGTTTATTGTTGCTGCACTATCTCGACGCCAGGGCAAAACATATATATCAAATATTATAGGGCAGCTATCTGCCTTAGTTCCTGGTACTAATATCCTGATAATGAGTCCCAACTACTCACTTTCTCAAATTTCATTCGATCTACAGCGTAGCCTGATCAAACATTTCGATCTTGAGGTAACTCGAGACAATGCGAAGGATAAAATTATTGAACTTTCCAATGGCTCTACTATTCGTATGGGCTCTGTGAATCAAGTAGATTCCGTGGTTGGTCGTTCGTATGATTTGATTATCTTCGACGAGGCTGCATTATCAGACGGCTTAGAGGCATTTAATGTTGCTCTTAGACCTACTCTTGACAAGCCAAATTCCAAGGCTATTTTCATATCTACACCTCGTGGTAGAAACAACTGGTTCGCAGACTTCTATCATCGAGGTTTTAGTGAAGAATTCACGGACTGGGCTAGTATACATGCTACATACCATGAAAATCCCCGTGTAAGTGCTAAAGATATTGAAGAAGCTAAAAAGGGAATGTCGAAGGCTGAATTTTCACAGGAGTACCTTGCGGACTTCAACCAGTTTGAGGGACAGATTTGGGACTTCGATTTCGAGAATTGTGTAGAGGACCTAGAGGATCTAGATGTTAGCAATATGGATGTGTTTGCAGGTCTCGATGTCGGATATAGAGACCCTACTGCCTTTTGTGTAATGGCTTACGATTGGGAAACAGAGCTATATTATCTTGTCGACGAATACATGGAAGCCGAGAAAACTACTGAGCAGCATGCTGAAGTTATTCGAGATTTAATAGAGAAGTGGGACATCGATGTCATTTACATTGATTCCGCCGCGCAGCAAATGCGGTGGGACCTGGCTCAAGACTACGATATTTCGACGGTCAACGCTACAAAAGATGTTTTGGCGGGAATCTCCTCGGTGGCTACAATAGTAGAGAACAACCAACTTATAGTAGATCAGAGATGTAAAAAGTCCTTAGCTTCCTTGGATCAGTATCAATGGGATCCAAATTTGAATTTACTAAAGGAGAAGCCCGTTCATAACATGGCTTCGCATATGGCGGATGCTCTTAGGTACAGTTTATATACCTTCGTAGCTGCGTACGTTACCTTTTGATTAAGGACACCGGAAAAATATGTCTTGACTTTTTGCTCCAACACAAGTATAATTACTGTATAAAAATTAGAGATATAAGAAAAATACTTGATTATTCAAGGTTAATTATATGACAGAATTAAAGAGGGACATAGTAAAGTATGTCCGTGACCGCGCTAAGAGCGCATACGATAAAGACTCTGAGTGTAAAATATGTGGCAGTACTGAGGAATTAGACTTTCACCACTTTTATGGAATGACTGAGTTATTAGAGAAATGGTTGAAAGAGAACGGAATTACTATTAATACTGTAGATGACATCATGGGAGTTCGTGACAGATTTATTGAAGAGGAGCACGCGAAAGTGTACGACGAAACAGTAACCCTCTGCCATACGCACCATCTGAAACTTCACAGTATATATGGTAAGAAGCCTAATCTGACTACCGGCCCAAAGCAAGAACGTTGGGTACAAAAACGTAGGAAAAAAGAATATGGGACTATTTGATAAGTTTGTATCAAAACTAAATCCAGCACAGCCTGATATACACGGATCTGAAAGCTCTTCAGCATCGACGAAACCGTGGAGAAGATACAACGTAGCATACAAAGAAGTAGAGGTAGTTAACAGAGGTATTAACCTTATTGTAGACGCCGCAGCTTCAATTAACATAGATGTAGGAGATAAGTTACCCTTCGCAGGGAACGCTCTTCTTAGAAAGAACAAAATTGACCAGTTGATAAATTATCAACCGAACCCTTACCAGGATAGTAGTACGTTTAGACGCGCTATATTCCTAGATTTTATTACTGAGGGTAACATATTTATGTACTTTGATGGAGCACACTTATACCATCTACCCGCACAGAACGTAGAGATTATATCAGACAAAAAAACTTTTATTAATCACTATAAGTACGAGCAAAAGAAATTTAAGCCAGAAGAGATAATTCATATAAAGGAGAACTCTGCAAACTCTATCTTTAGAGGGGACTCCAGACTGTCCTCAGCTACAAGGTCATTAGATACACTAGCTAAAATGCATGACTTCCAAGATAACTTCTTTAGCAACGGCGCAGTACCAGGACTTGTAATAAAAAGTCCTAATACATTATCTGCCAAAGTTAAAGAAAGATTACTAGAATCTTGGATCAGAAAGTATAACCCTAGATCAGGAGGCAGAAGACCTCTAATCTTAGATGGTGGACTAGAGTTAGATACTATAAATCAGAAGTCGTTTAAAGACTTAGATTTTGAAGACGCAGTTACTGCGCACGAGACTAGAATCCTAAAGGCATTAGGAGTTCCTCCTATCCTTCTAGACTCCGGTAACAATGCTAATATAAACCCGAATCTGCGACTATTTTACTTAAGTACAGTACTTCCAATAGTACGAAAGTTAGTAGCAGGTTTAGAAAGGTTCTTTTCGTATGACATGGAAATTGTTGTGCAAGGTGTAGAAGCCCTAAGACCTGAACTTAAAGATGAAGCCCAGTACTACTCAGCACTAGTTAATAATGGAATTATGACGGGTGCCGAGGCAAGAAGTAGGCTTAGACTTGAGGATATATCGGATCCTGAACTAGAAAAAGTTCGAATTCCGGCAAATGTATCTGGCTCAGCATCTGGTGTCTCAGGTCAGGAAGGTGGGGCTCCGAAAAAGCCTAAACCAAACTCAGAGGAATAACAATGACAAAAACAGAACTAGAATCAAAAGTACTAAGTTACTTTCAAAAGCTAGGTAAAGTATTGGACAGAGGCGAGTATCGTAGTGATGCAGAAGTTCCTGTCCCTTACGCAGTAATTAATAGAGCTTATGGGTCTTATATTAGATTCCAAAGATTTATTGCAAAGCAATTTGCAGCAGCTCCAAAAGCGGCTCCAAAAGCAGCTCCAAAAGCGGCTCCAAAAGCGGCTCCAAAAGCGGCTCCAAAAGCGGCTCCAAAAGCGGAGGTTAAAGATGCTAAATAAGTCTTTTCATTTAGACTCTTTAATATCTTCAAAATCGGAGGCAGAAGACGGTACTATTACAGTACGTGGATATGCAAACACTACCAGCAAAGATAGAGTTGGTGATGTTATCGTAAAAGAGGCTTGGAGAACAGAGTCCGCATTAACTAATTATCTCAAAAACCCAATTATCCTGGCATACCATGATAGAGCACAACCAATAGGTCAGATGGTCGATTATAGTGTTACAGATAAGGGTTTAGAGATTGTGGCAGAGATCAGTAAATCTGCCGGAGTAGTATACGATCTTGTAAAAGAAGGTATACTCAAAGCATTCTCAGTCGGCTTTAGAGTTAAAGACGCTGATTATGACGCTGATACAGATATTTTCGTTATTAAAGACTTAGAGTTGCACGAAGTATCTGTAGTATCAATACCAGCAAACGCTGATAGCCTCTTTTCGTTGGCTAAAGGTTTTGATGGGTCTAACGAAGAGTTTGAGGCTTTCAAATCTCAATATGTAAAAAATGATGCACCAATGACTGGTGCTAAGGATGACACCATAGGTGCTCATTTAGAACAGGAAAATAAAACAATGGATGAAAATCAAATCAAAGAAATGATGGCAGAAGTAGCAAAGAAAACTGCAGCTGATATCGCTATGAAACAAGCAGAGACTGCAGCGAAAGCTAAAGCTACTGCTGAAGCAGCAACTAAAGCGGCAGCAGAAGCTGAAGCTCAAAAGGCTGCTATTATCGAAATGGGCCAAACAGGTGCAGAGCGTTTAGTTAAAGAACTAGAAGCACGTATTACTGAGAAGCAAGAAGACGCAATGACTGTAATGTCTGAAATGAAGAACGAGATCGCTGAAAAAGCAGCTGAAATCGAAGCTTTACGTTCAAACAAGATGGAATTCTCTGACCATGCAGGAACTAAAGGTTTCGAAGTAGACTACGGTCAATTCGAAGTTGCAGCTTTAACTGCTTCTTTACTTGGTAAGCAACTAGGCGAAACTGAGCACGGTCGTGAAATGCTTGAGAAAGCTGGTGACTTAGGCATAATGCTTAAAGCCGGTGGTGCAGCAACTTCTTTAATCGGTGGTGCACAATCAGGTCAAATCTCTTCTACAGATTATGAGCATATTATCTCAAATAACATTGAGAAAGAAGTTCAAGAAAATCTAGTAGTTGCTCCTTTGTTCCGTGAAATCAAATTAAACGCGGCTCAAATGACTTTACCAATTGCTCCTGATGCTGCTAAGGCTGACTGGGTTGGTACGGGTACTTATGGTACAGACGCTACAACTGGTGCTGAGAAGACAGTTACATTGAGTGAAATCTACTTAACAACTGCTAAGATGGCAAGTAAGACATTTATGATCGACGAATTTGATGAAGATTCAATTATCGCTATGATGCCTTTACTTAAAGATTCTTTAGTTCGTGGTCATGCACGTAAAGTTGAAGAGCAGTTATTAGCTGGTGACA